GTCGGGGTTGTTGATCGTTTCGTTCAGGTAGCCAGGCGCCATGACGTTGCCGGCGTTGAAGTTCGTACTGAACGTCACCATCAGATCTTCGAGCACAGATCCGTTGCGCGTGATGGTGAAGTCGATCTTGTAGCCGTCGGGAACGTAGCCGAACCGAGGCAACTGATTGTACGGCGAAGATTTGATGTCGTGCTTGAGCGCGGTGATCTTGACGTCTTGAACGTCACCGAGAGTAATCAGACTCCCCGAGTTCGAGTCGTAGTAGGTGATCGAATAATCGACGCCTACGTTCATTCCATTGACGGGCATTTAGGCATCTCCAAAGAAAAAGCCCGCCGTGTTAGGGCGGGCTCTGAAAGGCTGATTGGGGTGAAGGATTACGAGGTTGCGGTAGCCGTGTTCGCCGTGGCCGCGAACTGCGACGGCGTCGGCTGCGTGCTCTGAACGGTTACGGTGACATTGCCGCCGCCCTGGAATTTCACCACGAAGTATCGGATGACGTTCAGGTAGCGAACCTGCCAATAGAGGAACAGGTAACCGAGAGCCTGCAGGCTCGGCGGGTTGTTATTGAGATCGCACTGGACCACCCACGGCTTGTCGATGATGCCTTGGCCGTTGATGCCGATACCAACCTGCGAAGATGCAAGCTGTGCCGACAGCCCGTCGAACAGGGACTTGGCATTGGAGCGAGTCTGATCGTTCGGCTGGATCGACTGCAACTGACCGACGAATGACCCTGCCGCCTTCGACTGAGAAGTACGGATCAGGAAGTTCGTCATGCGGGTGTACTCGATACCGTTCGCCGCGGTGTTCGAGCTGGCGTTGCGGCCGGTAGCGAACGAGTAGTAATAGCCACCGGGTGAAGAGTTCGGCGACAGGATCGTATCGATGCCGCCTGTGTTGATCAGAGACAGCTCAGTGTCGCTGTAAGTCTGACCAAGCGTCGCACGCTGCGTCGAGGAGATGCCCTGCAGCGGCTTGTTCAGCGGGGACTCCTGCGGGGACAGATTACCGATGATCCCGAGACCAATGGCCGAGGAATTGATCAGTCGCGTCTGACCGTTGTAGCTGTCGTACCACGACGGATAGTCGCCGAGGATGAACCAGAACCACGGGCTGTCGACGCCGGCATTGATGCGGGTATTGAGACAGTTCTGGATCGTGTCACCTGACGGCGAAGCGAACACCGGAAGCATCGTCTCGCTCAAGCCGAAGGATACGATCGCCGCATAGTCCGCGATGGTCGAGAGATCGCAGAGAGTGAAGCCGTCGCAGTTCGAATTGCGGAGAGCATACATGCCCTTGCGAGGCACGATGTCCTGACCCATCAAGGTGGCATCGGTGACGCCGGCAGCGCCATCCGTACCTCCAGAGAGAACCAGCGGAGACGACAGCGTCGGGATTGCGACACCGGTTCCTACCGATGCGATCACATAGGCGGACGGACCGTGATACGGCGTGCCGTTGTTGATCGCGTTGGTCAGGTTGGTCCAGAAGGTGTTGCCAGTGCCGACGCCGCCCGTGAAGGCTGCACCGGAAATCACCAAGGTCGTCGATGACTTGGCGAGGGTCAGCGAGTTGCCGGCCGCGCCAACCACCTGGTTGATGTTGGCGGTCAACGTAACGATGCTTCCCTGCACCGACTGGTTGACCTTGATCAGGTTGGAGTCGGTCGAAGCCGACAAGAACGAGATCAGGTTAGCGATCGTGATTGCCTGGGTCGCACCGATCTGCACCTGATTGCCCGTCGGAGTCGCGGTCACGAAGGTGACGACGGTGCCGGCGATCGTCACGGTGTCGGAGTTCGCCGGGTTCCCGGTGAAGGAGACGGTGGCGGTCGCGGGAGTTGCGGCTGCAATGTTGTTGAACTGCTCCGGAACCATGCCGGGGAATACGACGACAGCCATATAGGTGTTGGCCATCGTGCCGTTCTGGATCGAGAACTGGATCTTGTTGCCGAGGACGCCGCTGTACTTGCCAGAGATCGTCATACAAGCAGCGCCGCCAGCGGAGCCGCCGGTCAGCGTGGCGCCAGACAGCGTGATCGAGGTCGAAGACTTGGCGAGCGTCAGTGCGTTGCCGGCGGTGCCCGAGGTCACGGCCACCAGGTTCAGTACGAAGCCCTGCAGCGCGTAGGCGAACTTCACCAACTGGCTGTCGGCAGATGCCTGCAGCATCGTGATCAGGTTCTGAAGGGTCAAGGCAAGGTTGTTGCCGATGTTGACCTGGAGAGCCGACGCACCGGAAGCAACGAACGTGACAATGCTTCCGTTGATCGTCAGGGTGTCGTTGACGGATGGATTGGTCGTGAAGGCCGCAGAACCAACCGCGAAGGCAGCGCCGGACTGGATCTGCGAGAACGCAGCGGTATCCGTGCCGTCCGAGACGCGAACGCCCAGGAAGCCGATCGCCCCGCCGACCTGGCTGGCTGCCGACAAATAGGACGAGATGTCGTACGGACGGATGACGGGCGGCCCGATGTTCAGCGCAGCATCCTGCGGCTTACTCATCGGGATCAGAGCATTCAGCGGGCCCCAGCTACCGACGCCGACCAGACCTTCGATATTCGTGGGCTGGCCGAGCAGCAACGGAGTCGGAAGTATAATGTCTCCGTAAACGCCGGGGACGGTTAGGGCCGCAAGATTTTGCTGGCCGTCGAGAAATACAGGCATTTACGTCTCCAATAAAAAAACCCGCCTCGAAGGGCGGGTCTGGAAAGGGTTGATTAGTGGAACTGGATTAGAAGGAGGTGATCCGAACGAAGTGATGCTCGCGATCGAGCAGAAGCGTCGCCACTTCAGCAGCGTCGGTGATCATCGTGCCCTTCTCGTACTTTCCGAAAGGATGAACGCAAATGAGGAAGTAGTTCATGTGATGTGCCTTATGTTAAAGCTGTGGCTATCGCGCTGCCGATGCCCTGCGCGGTGATTGGGTTATTAACGGTCGTGATGACGGCGCCGGGGAATGTTTCGACGGTGGCATATTCGACCATGTAGATCAGGTCGCGCCGGTAGACAGTCGCAGACGATTGGTCATCAGAAATGTTGGTGCGGCTGTAGATAACGAGAGCCTGAGATCCATCAGGCATCGTGACTTTGTTACTGTTCTTGATGGCGACATCGATCGCCTTTGATAGAGTCGAGCGCACCGCTTGCGTTGGCGCCCATACACTCACCATCACGGGATGACGTTGGCGATGAGTCACTTTGCCAAGAACGCCGTATCCGCCTTGGCGCACGATGAATGCGTGCGTGGTTGGAATGGTGATGGTGTTAGAAGTTGAAGATGCACTCGGATAGTTTGCTTGCGCTGCGCTGGCGAGAGTCGCCAAGATTGCTGCGGTGCTCGCTCCATTAGCCGAATAGGCGAATTGATCATCACAGACCAACGTCAGGTATTCTTGCGCGTTAGGCTGTCCAGTTACGGTAAGAGTGTTGCCGTTGGTGGATAGACTCATTCCGTAGTTCACCGGAGTGACCACGTATGTCTCGTCGAGGATTTGGTAGACGGCGATGCCAGTGCCCATCATTGGGAAGATGGACACGTTGGCTACGGGACCGCCTGGACGAGTGCCCGGAAGACCAGTTGACAAGGACAACATCTTCCCGGCGAGATCGAGATCGAGCTGCGCCGCGTCAGGCCATCCTTCGTAGATCCTGCAGTCCATAGCCGCGACGGATGGAACAGATATCCCATCTGGATAGACTGCGGCAGTTGCCGTGGCTTGGAGATACGCAGTGACGTCCGAAATGTCCGCCACGTTATGCCTCCAACCGGATGCAGCTCAGCTTGTAGCCGGCCATGCTCCAATAGTTTTGCCCGACCTCATATCGATATCCCTCTTCATCCAAGATGATGTCTCGATCCTTGATCGAGTATTGTGCGATCTCGGTAGGAGGAATGAAGATGTACCAGGTCGGCGCGTAGAAGACGTCGGAAGGAAGGGCTTTGCCTTTCTTACGTCCGGTGTCGCCTGACTGAATTGACGCAGCGATCCCCGTGAATAGGACTATTTCGCCCTGGGCATCGCTGGGGTTGGTTGATTGCTCTGCACCGGAATATCCGAGACCACCGATAGCAGTGTCTGCAGGTCCGGCCACTGATCTGAAACGGTGAACCTCCACCGTCCGAGGATAAAGAAGGTTCACCATTACTTGGCCTGCAGAAGGATCTGCACGCTTTCGATCATGGTGTCGCCGGCCGCCGTGGTGATCTCGTTGGAAAGCGTATAGACCTGACCAAGAAGTCCGGCGGTTAGCCATACCTTGGTGATAGACGCGATGAACGAGTTGGAAACGATGGACAGATTTGAGCCGGTTGGGATGGTCCAAGCGGATGACACGATGGTGTCGCCAGCGAGACGCGCGGTCCAATCGAGATCATAGTCCAGCGTCTCCGCCGGATCTTTAGGCGGCCACAGCAACGACATAGATCATCCTAATTGTTTGGGGGAGCTACTGCAGTCCTGTTCTCTGCCGCGACTGATGCGCTCCTGAAATCGAGGAGAGCTGCGGCGATACGGGACGATCGTGCGAACACCTGGAGGGCTGCGCTCGACATGAACCCGAAGCTCGTCGACCCCGTCAGTGCGACGACGAAGACGACTCTGCCGATCAGTCCCTGCCCCGACGTGACGACTCGAGACACGCCGCTGAGCGCGACGTTGGCTGTTACCGAAGAGACAGATCGAACTGCGATCGTGGAGGATCCGAACAGACCAGCTATCCGAGACATGCTCGAAGAGCTTATGGTTCTGATCTTCGTTGCACCTGATAGGTGTACCGAAGAAATAATACCGGCGCCCGAGGCCAGGGCCACCTTCATGGCTCCGGAGAGCTTCTGAGTGAAGGATGGATTGGATTTGGCCTGCACTGACAACGTCAGCGTCCCCTGGAGCGGAACGGTAGCCTTGGGTAATGCTCGAGCCATAACCGCAACGAATGCGCGACCGATTAGCGCAACAGCACCTGGTGGAACGATCCGAGCCATGATGGCTGCCCGGCTCGCGCCAGATAGTCCGACGTGAGCAGACATAGCCGACAGCGTCTTGATGACCGAGGTCGTAGACCCGCTGAGACCAGTCTTGAGCGACGCGGATGATTTTCCTGTGCTGGCAACCTTTGAGTATCCAGCGAGAGAAGTTTTTGATACAGGCGAAGCGGATGCACGAATCTTGATGCCCATCGCGCCGAGAAGGGCAATGACAGACGGTCCGCCATAGTTTGCGGTAGAATGTATCGCAGAAGAGATGCGACCAGCCAGCGACACGACACCATGAGATAGGGCTATGCCCTTGACCGCTACAGCCGTGCGCGCCGCCATCAACACCTTAGCGGTTAGGACGGCACTGCCTTTGACTTTCGCCTTGGTAGCACCGGACAGGCTGGTCAGTCCCGCGATCTGCGCTTTGCCGATCAGCATCAGTAAGGATCGGCCGGCGAGCGCTACCGTTCCACCACTGACGACCGTCTCTGTCTCAGTAAGAACTGACCATCCGGAGGCATAGGTGCGCGAGCCTGTCTCCGTCACGATCCGCGGCGTCGCGCCGCGAATGACGTAGCTGCGCGTGGTCGCCGACGCTACAGTGGCGGCGGGGAGTTCTGCGGGTAAACCATAATACTGATGCACATTAAATTCTCAGCATCTTCCAAGCGAAGGTTCGGCCGGTACCTGCCACCTGCTTCAATGTGCATTTGATGCTCTGGTCGCTGGCGACCGGAGGCGCGATCTTGTGGTTGTTGATCTGGGCGTGCTGGTAAGTACCCTTCCACGCCTGGGTTAAGGTGCCGCCGCTCAATGCGATGGTGTAGACACGGACTTCGAGCAGGTCGCCAAGCGCGAGATTGCTGGTATCAACCTCAAGCACGAAGGTGCCGTTGTTAGTGTCAGTGGCCAGCGCCGTCTCGGTGCCGACCGTCAAGGCCGACGTCGTACCTGAATCACTGAGTGTCCATGTCATAGGTAGACTCCATACAGTGTCAGATCGATTGGTCGCTGGTTGCCCGATCCGCTAGTTGCGTTTGTCTGGCAGCGCGCCGCGATGCGCGTTCCGGCAGGGATCTGGATGGGATGAAACGGAAACTGGAACATCCAGTTGTTGCTATCGCTGTTATAGTTGAACAATTTAGGGATAATGATTTGCTCGCTGCCGGACGCACCGATGGCCACATCGACCAAGTAGGACTGAACCTTGCTGTTGCCCTGCTGGGAATCAAAAGCCCCGAAGATACCAACGTAATCCCGCGTGGTGGCAGCGATCAGTTGCGAGTATGCGCCCATCGTGTCGACGGTCGTGCTCGGGGTGAGTGAAGTTCCTTCAGTGCTGGTAGCAGTGAAGCCGATTGCATCGACGCCAGAATATCCGTCTGGCATGGTGAACCCAGCATCGAACAGGTTAAGGGAGACAGTGGCGGTCTGTGAACCGCTGCTGTCCTGCATGCGAGCGGCGATGCGCGTGCCTGCCGGAATTGAAATTGGAAACGCCCAGACTACCAAGTTGTAACCAGCAAAGATCGTTTGCGTTACAAGATTGGGAACTAAAACTACTTCCGACCCCGACGCACCGACGGCGATGTCGATCGCAAAGTTTGGGCTGTTAGAGTTCTGGACGTAAATCCTGACCTCCATGAAAGCGGCGTCAGATGCTGTCGCCGCAATCAATTGCGTGTAGGCGCCCTTGGTGTTGGCGGTGGCGCTGGAGGTAACCACGGTACCGAACGACGTGGTCAGAACAGAGCCGACGTTCTGGCCGTTGCAAATGTCGTTATGGAGAGAAAAACCGCCCGGCATTTTTATGGTCCATCGATGCTGGCGGGAACGGCCATGATTGCGGTGAGTCGAGCTGACTGGATCAAATTGATCGAGGCGATATAGTTGGCGCCATCGATCATCTGTGCATTCGTCAAGTCGACCTGTTGAGTGTGGTTCAGCGCGTACATGAACTGCTGCACCGTCGGGTCGGTCGACGCATTGATGGCCTGAAACTCCGCCGCAGTGAACCGCATGATCCACATGCTCGTCAGGATCGGCTGCGGAGCAATAGGTGCCGTCACTGTTGCCGTGGTCTTGGTCGCGGCATTCCACCCAACGGTGGGTCCGAGTGCCGGCAACCCAGAAACCGACACGAGCCCGTTGGCGGCCAGAACATCGCTGGACGCCACCGGGTCGGTATCGTCAGGGCACCACGAAGAAAGAGCGCCCGTGGTGCTGTTGTAGACGTAGATCGCCATCGCGGGCCTAACTTAGTGTGGGTGAAGGATCAAAGAGCGTCGTCACGGAGGTTGACCCGGTCTGCACGAAGGGTTGCACTTCGACTGGACCGGCAAGCGCCTGTTGCGGCGATGTCAGTGACGCCGTAATCTTGAAGCGCCACATCGCCTGGAATACTGCCGTTCCATCCGTTACCGAGCCGCCGTCGACGGCACTGGCATAACCACCAGGAACCGAAGATGCAGTGGTGCCGGCAGTCGTACAGATGAAAAGTCGGCCGGAGTTGGTCGACACTGCCATGACCTGGCCGAGGGTGACGGCCGTCGAGTTGGCGCGCTGCGGCGCTTTGCTATCCCATGCGCTGGTGTCGGCCGTGAGCGCCGTACCCGTCGTCGCGGAGATCGCAGTGCGCGTGGACATGACACTGCCAAGGGGTGCCGCAGACGATCCTGGATAGGTGACGTTCATCCACACGGAAGCGTTCGTCGGCATCGCCGAGGCGCCAGAGACGCCATACAACGTCACGTTCAGCGCCGAGGTGGTCTTGTTGTTCCACGACGCAAGAGGAAAGCACTCGAACGGAAAATAGAATGACGTGACCTGGCTGTTGTTCGGGTTGGCGAACGTATTGACGGTGTGTCCAAAGGCACCAGTGTCATCAGCGGCACCGCCGGTGCGAACTAGTGTGCGGGAGGACAGCAGGTTGCCCGCGGCGCGGGTGACGCCGTGCACGTTGTCATCGTTGGCCGACGAGCACCGAATGAGATAGGACGAGACCAGCGGGCCCTGCTTGCCGTCATCACCCGCCACACTGAAGGGAATGGCGTTCGAGGCCAGCTTGCAATTCTCTAGGTA